GGAGCCAATACGTTGGCGCTCAGTTTGGGTGGAAACCTCTCGTGGGCGACCTGATGGCTATGTTAGACCTTCAACGGTCTATAGCCCGGCAACTCGAGCTACTGCTCAGGCTGCTTGATGGTCGATCGATCCGAAGTCGGATGATACTCCCTACCACGTCTAAAACGGACACTGGGTCCGGCATCGTCGAGAGTTACATGTGGATATCTAATGCCACCTGGACGGATGTGTACCGCATCAAGGAGTGGGTGACCAGTCGCTGGGCACCTACTTTCGTGACGCGATATCTCCTTCCTGATCTCTCGGATTCTGAGGCGCTGATTGGCCTCGCGATGCGGCTTGCTACGGGTATGACCCGCATGGGGTTAATGCAAGCCTTGTGGGAGCTCCTTCCATGGAGCTGGCTGTTTGACTGGTGGTTTAACTTTGGTCGGCTTTTGGCCGGCCTCGGAAATTCACTAGCCTTGCAGTTAGAGAGCCTTTCGTTTCAGCGTACGTCGAGAGTTACTCGATACTATGCTGTTACGAGTTTACCAAGTTGGATCACCAGTTCTTCTGGTGGCCCTAACGAGTTCAGCCACTTAAGGCTGTATCGAAAGGACCTTCGTCCTTACTTGGTACTGTCACCGATACCTGCTCCTACCTTACCGCTCCTAACGGGGCGACAATGCGGAATTCTGGGTGGACTGTTAGCGCAAGCGCAGTCTACGGGCTTCCGCCGATAGACGTCAGTTCCTAACCACAGAGGTTCCTATGTTTGGCAACACGCTTACGCTTCCGCACGCTGATGGAAACATCGTGTGCAACAAGATCAATCAGGATCAGTACTCTTCTGAGTACATGTTCCGGAACACGACCCATGAGGTTCGTGTGAAGATTCGGCATACCACGACAAAGGCTTCGACCACGCGGCCGAAGTACGATCGACACAATGTCGAGATCGTGGACCGGATCTTCGCTACGTCCAGTGCGCCCGAATACGAGCGCAAGGACTACATTGTCATTGAGCGACTGCCCAATGACGTCGACGTGAAACAGACCGACTGCTTGTCGGACTGGTTGATCGCGACGGCGAATGCCAATGCGGTTGAACTCCTTAACTGGGGTTCGTGACGTAGGATCTTGGACTCTGCACCCGCTAAGGGTGGCAACAGAGATGCTACCTCGCCCTTCGGTTTTAGGGTCCGACAAGGACTCGCCAAGGGCCTGGTAGCTATCCATCGTGAGGTGGCCAGGTTGATCTCCGTGTAGCTAGACGTAGCATAGAGCATTCCGAGGAACACTCCAATGCTGAAAAGCTATGTCGAGGACCTAACCAGCGTGTACCTGGGCATCTTTCGAGATGCAAAGTACGCATTTCCGACGTTGGAGTCGGGGTTGGTCAAAGATCAGCGAAGACTCCTTACCCTTGTTGGCACTCGCGGTTTACCGTTTCTAATGGTAGACCTCGCGAACCTGGGAAAACACCTTGACAGGTGTCTATCAGCAGGTAAGTACACTCCTAGTGGACTGCCAGCTTCTCAGCCGGTGTCTACTAGGGTACAGATCCCTAAATTGTTTAGGGGACTGTATCTACTTGTGTTCAACTCAGACGGTAGTCTAAAGGAGGATGTTGATGTTGAAGCTCTCTGTTTATTGCGCCAATTTCTTATGTGCGCTAAAAGAGCTGACATCGCGTGCAGTTCGGCAGCTATTGAAGATGCGTTTGACGCATTCATCGCTGTTGATGGTTCACTTCCGGTTCCTCACTCCTATTGGAGTGATGAATCTGTTGCTGAAGTCGAGAGAACAATCTTCCCGGGTTTCGCCCAGGATGCTCTCTACCAAGCAAGAGCTGACCAAGCTCAAGTGAAGCACACCTCTCTGGCAGTGTTGGATAGAGTAATCCAGCTGCTGGCCCCATTCCTTGGTCGTTACTCGATTGAGGAGGAAGGGTTTAGTCATGGAC